ATGCCATCAGCCGCAGCGACGACCGTGAAGGTTGCCTACTTTGGCGACCTGAGCATGGCGGCCACGATGGGCACCCGTCGAGGTGTGACACTGCGAGCGGATGAGTCGATCTACTTTGCTCAGGACGCCCTGGCGTTGCGAGTCACGGAACGATTCGACATCAACATCCATGAACGCGGGACAGCATCCGTTGCTGGTCCAATCGTAGCTCTGCAGATGGGCTGATAGTTGATCCACTCGTCGCTCCGGGTGGACCCGGCCGGAACGCTGGCTTGCTGGCGTTCCGGTCTTTCAGGAATCAAACACAAATCAATTTTGCATAAGGGAACACAATGAAAAGTCAACAGACTACCTCTGCCGTGATTGCACTGTCAGCACAGACAGCAGCAGCGACAGCGACGGTTGCAGGAACAATCGTCGACATGAAAGGGGCAGACTACGCGACAGTGATCGTGCTGACATCTGCCGCAGCAAACACGAACGCAGCCCCAGTCGTTGTCAAGATTCAAGAATCGGACACGACCACAACGACTGATTTCACTGACATCAGCACGAGCACAATGCAGTTGTCTGTGACACTGTCAACATCAACGGGACGCGATGCCAAGTTTCACATCAACAACGATGGCACGCGAAAGCGTTACATCCGTCTGTTTGCGACGCCTGGCACGCATACCACCAACAGCGTCGTTTCGCTGGCTGCAGTGGCAGAACTGGTTCTCGATGTGGCTCCGTCTGGCACAACAGGTCAGGCTGACTTCGTCGCGATTGGCTGAGTTTTATTCATAACACCCGGAGCAAACGAGTGACCTCAAAATCTGTAAAAGTGTGCGGCATGATGACCTCGCCGCGTTATGTCAATTGCCTTTGCCGAGATTACATCGACGCAGCATTTGTGGCGGCAAAAATACCCTTGCAGGATTCGCAGGGCGTGTTTTACGGCCAGTGTATGCAACGAATGCTGAATCATGCGATTGAAAAGGATGTCGACATTGCTGTGCTCTGTGATGGCGATTCGCTTTTCACAGATCGCGACATCATGCGGCTTCTGCAAACGCTGGAATCAAATCCGCATATTGATGCACTGGCATCCATGCAGATCCGGCGTGGAAACAAAACGATGCTGGCCAGCATCAAGGGACAATCAACAGCAGAGGTTCGTGGGGAGCCTTTGCAGGTTTCAACCGCACATTTCGGGCTGACTGTAATTGATCTGCGAAAACTGAAGAACGTTGCGAAGCCTTGGTTTTGGTCGAAGCCTGACGAGGATGGCGAATGGGGCGATCTTCGAATTGATGACGATATCTGGTTCTGGAAGCAATGGGAAGCGGCTGGCAACACGGTCTATCTCGATCCGCAAACCAGAATCGGACACATGGAAGAAATGGTTGTCATGGTCGAGCCGCAGACATATGAGGCAGTTCACGCTTACCCGAATGAATGGATCGAATCATGCAGGTCGAACTGATACAGGACTGGCGAGGCTATCGAGTCGGTGCCCGGTTTCCTATGGAAGTGATCGGCGGAGGTGTCTTTGATGTTCTGCAACGTAACCGAGTGGCTCGATTACTACCCGAGCCAGACGACCAGAATCAAGGATCAGGAAATCCGGTCAACAGTCCGCGTGGTGACTCCACCGACGACCGAGCCAGTGACAATCGCAGAAGCGAAAACGCAGCTCAACATCGGGGCAAGCGACGATAGCCACGACACCGAACTAGCAGCGTTGATTGCAGCGGCCAGAGAGGAATGGGAGCGAGATACATCGATTGCGTTGATCACTAGAACACTGGAGCATCGGTTGCCGAAGTTCCTGACTGTGATTCACTTGTCCGTGCGGCCAGTGATTGCCATTTCATTTGTGAAGTACATAGACGCACTTGGTGTTGAGCAAACGGTGTCGTCCGCTGATTACTATCTCGATGGCGACGAAGTGAGATTCCTCAGCACGTTTACAAATCCGACACTGCAGGACCGAAGCGAAGCCGTGCGAGTGACCTACACAGCCGGATATGGAAGCAGCTCAAGTGCTTGTCCGGAAATGGATCGAATGACGATCAGGTTGAGCTTGGCTCATCGGTTCGAAGATCGCGACATGATTTCAGCGGCCGGGGAACGCAAAGCCTATGAAGCACTTGTCGCCAAAAAAATGAGGGCAAGCTATCCATGAGCTTCCGTCCGGAAAAACGATTTCGACTTGGAACAATGCGGCACAAGGTCACGGTCAGCGTTGAGACGACAACGCAGGACGGAGCTGGGCAGCCAGTTGTGACTATGGTGAACTGGCTGGTCGATGAGCCAGCGAAGTTCGAACCGACGACCGGCGGCGAAGGAGCACAGGGGCGTCAGGTTGAGGCTGGAATCACTGCAATCTTTACGGTTCGATATCGCAGTGGCTACACGCCAGAAATGGCGGTAACGTTTAACGGGCAACGATATTTCATTGTCCACGTTAAAGCCGTTCAGGGCATGGATCGTTACCGAGAGCTTTACTGTAAATCGGTGGTGTTGTAATGGCTGCACGAACAAGCGTCGGGTTCTCGATGGCAGGTGCGGAAAAGCTGGTCAAACAGCTTGAAGCATTGGCGATTGAGGTACGCGAGAAAGTTGGTCAGCAGGCATTGACCGCAGGCATGGTGCCAGTTCAGTTGGCCGTGCGATCCAATTCACCAGAAAGCAGCAGCACGAGATCACGCGAAAAGCAGTCGAGCAAAACGAAGAAGAAGTGGTCTGGCTCTAAAAAGCTGAAAGACACGATCCGGTCGGTTGTCAGAACACGTCGAAAAGCCGGAATCACGGCAGGGCTGATCGGGCTGGTTGGTCCGTCTTACAGTGAAGGGGGCGGACACGGAAACCTGTTTTCCAGAGATCACAAGCGGAAGGTTTTGTGGGGCCGCGATGCCGGATCAACTCGCAGTGTGAATCAGTTCGTGAAGCGAGCCGCTGATGAATCGAGCGGCCAGGCTGAAGCGGCCGTTGTCAGTGCTTTGAAAACGGGAATCGATCAGGCGGCAGCGAGGTCAACCAATGGCTGATCTCGGCAGTGCAGTCAGGGGATATCTTGCAGCAAACGCTGGCGTTCTGGCGTTAGTATCAACGCGGATCTTTCCAGACGTGCTGCCGCAGGGCTATTCAATTCGAACGGGCGGTGCGTTGACCTACACGGTGATCAGCACAACGCACGATCATCTGATCAACGGACTGGCAGGCATTGCCAGAAGCCGCATGGAGTTTACAGCGTTCGCATCGACAAGGGCCGGAGCCAATGCGATTGCGGAGGCTGTTCGGGCGAGCAGTTTAGAGGGTTACATCGGAGCAATGGGCGGGGTGACGATCGAATCTGTGATGATTTCAGGAGGCATACAAACGCTTGATGAGCGGCCAACAGATGGATCACAAGAGCATCGGTATTTAACGGTTTTTGATTACATGATTGCATATGGGGAGACTCGCTAATGACATTCCGATTTCGCACTGGAAATTCAGCAACGCTCACACTCGCAGGAACGCTCACAACCGGCGTGCATACTGCATGGGTTGGCAACATCAAGTCGATTGATCCGGGCGAATGGACCCTTGGAGAACGTCCGGTTGACCTGCTGGCCGACACAGGCTTCATGAGAGTGGCTCCGCAGGATCTGGCAACACCAAACGAAGTGAGCGGCGTGGTTCTGTATTCGGCATCGGTGGGAATGCCTCCGCTAAACAAAAACATTGGCACGGCAACAATCACGCTGCCGCAGGTATCAACAGCAACGTCTGGCGTAACTCGTGGTACGATTGCGGGGAATGCGTTCTTTAGTCGCGTGAAGTTTCCGGTTATGGCGAACAACGAAACAATGGAATCAGAGTTTTCGCTAAAGATGACCGGCGAATCACTCGCAGAAACAAGAGAGACCTGATGCAAATCACATTGACAGACCATTTGGGCGTTGCGCCGGACGGAACGCCAGTTGATCACGGCCAGTGGATCGTGGCGTGCGATGGCGTGCAGGTCGGCTACCTTCAAAAGACTGAGGGGGCATGGCTGGCCTGTATCGTCCATATGGATGAAGACACCAAAGCCGAACTGATCGAAGCTGTCAGCAGGGCGGCAAAGTTGAAAGTGGGCGGGGCGGCAATCCCTGCAGATCCGGATCTGGAAACTGATGACGAGGGTGATGAAGAATGACATTGACACGAGCGACGCTTGGGACATTGACCAAGCGTAAAACAATCGACGTGGACATCTGCGGGCATTCGGTGCGGTTGCAAAAACCGAGTCCACTGGATTATTCGCAGTACGTTACGGGCATGAGCAATTCAAAGGGTGAACCAGACCTCAGATTGTTTCCGGAATCGATCCTGCTGCTAACATCACGCATGTGGATCGACGACGAAGGCAAGCGGGTATTTAGCGACAGCGAAACCAAAGAACTCGCAAACATTGATTTGGAGTTTTACGAAAAGCTGTCGTCTGAATGCCAGAACTACGCAAAGCCGGGGGCGTCGACAGCACTGGGGGAGTCAGAAAAAACCATCGTTTAAGGTTTGCTTGCCGAGTCTGCTTACAGCTCGGCATTGATGACCCCGAAGCGTGGTTGGATTCAATCACAGAACGTGTCTTTGAAGTGTGGTGGGCCTATTACCAGTGCGAGCCGTTTGGATCGCATTGGGAACAGACGGCATCGATGGAAGCAGTAATCCATGCCAACACGGCAATGATGGCGGCGACTCGTGGCGTGAAGATGGAGCCGATGAGCGTGCTGGATTTCGTTCCGTCCGATTCGATGCCGTGGATGAAACGAAAGAAAGCCAAATCTGCCGGGGTTAAGCATCCAAAGATTCAGAGTCAAATTCTTCGACGTGCGTTTGGATTCTCATGACAACGATTACCGCACTGAATGTCCGTCTTGGAATGGACGTATCGAACTTCAGCCAGGGGGCCAACCTTGCAAAAGGTGAGGTCACTAAGGTTGCATCGATTATGCGGCAGTCGGTGCCAGCGTCGGAAAAATACAAGCAGGAGCTGGACCTGCTCAATCGGGCGTTTTCTGACACCGGCAAAAAATCCAGACAGTACGCAGACGCCTTGGCGTATCTCGACCAGAAGCACAAGCAGACAGCCGCATCGATTTCAAAAACCACCGAAGCGACAAAGAACGCTGGCAGTGCCGATGCTCAATTGATCGGACAACTCAAGGGCGTTGCGGCAGCGTATGTCAGCCTGCAGACCGTCGCCAAAGCCATCAACCTTGCTTCACAGGTCGAGGATGCCACGATTGCGTTTGAGGTGTTGACAGGTAGCGCAAAAGACGGCCAGTTGTTGTTCGAGCAGATTCGCAAGTTCGCTGCCGAATCGCCTGTTACGTTTAGCAACGCGGCTGAAGCCACAAAGACAATGATGAGCTTCGGCGTCGCAGCTCAGGACGTTCAGCGGAATTTGCAGATGCTGTCCGATGTGACGGGTGGCAACAACGATCGATTTAAGATGCTGTCGCTGGCATTTTCGCAGACGACTGCGGCCGGCCGATTGATGGGTCAAGACCTGCTCCAGATGATTAACGCTGGGTTTAATCCGCTGCAACAGATCAGCAAGACCACCGGCGAATCGATGATCGAGCTTAAGAAGCGAATGGAGGACGGTGGGATCTCAGCTCAGGAGGTGCGTCAGGCGTTCATGGATGCAACGTCTGAGGGCGGCATGTTTCATGGAATGACGGATCGACTGGCCGAAACGGTTAGCGGCAAACTGAACATAGCACTCAGTGACATGGAGCAAAAACTGGCAGCAGCCGGGGAAGCATTGGGGCCGCTGGTTATTCAGTTGCTTGATGCTTCAGAAGATTTGAAGCCGGTCTTTGAAGACGCGATTGTTCTGATTGGCATGTTTGCAAAAGGGGCAGCGTTCACCATTGCATTGCTGAAAGATTTTGAAAAGGCAAAACGAGGAGACCTGAGCTTTTCTAAAACCAATGAGTTTCTTGATCGCATGGAAGAACGCGAACGCAAGGCCGCAGCCGACAAGGTGCAGGCCATCAATGCTGAGTTTGAGCAGCGTGAAGCCGCTGTCAATCACGTCGCCATCGCAGAACGCAAGGCCGCAGAAGAGGCGATGAAGGCCCGTCAAGCTGCAGTCGATGCTCACAAGAAAGCAATGGAAGACGCTCACAAGCAGCAGCAGAAGAACGTGGAGAAAGAACGTGCAGCACGACTAAGAGCCATTGAGGACGCTAAACGAGAACAAGAGCGAGCAGCACAGGCGGCGGAAGAGCAATTCCAGCGAGACATGGAAAACGCTCGTAAGGCTGCGATGGATTATTTCGCAGAGCAGCAGAAGCAACAGGAGCAACGCCGCGCCGATGTGGCGCGTGGCCCCGGTGCTGGCATGGAAATCGGATCTGCCGAGGCGGCCAAGTTCCAAGCAGATCAGGTCAACAAGCAGATCGGGGCAGCGGCGATTCCAGATCAACCAACGCCAGGCGAAACGCAGATCGCGTGGAAGGCAGAGCAGTTGTTCCGCGAACAGCAGGCCACGAACGCGGCAGCACAGCGGCAGCTCGCAGTCATGGAAAGCCTTCTGAGAGAAACCAAAGAAAACGGATTCAGGAGAATCAGATAAATGGCAGACCTAAGCGGCATCACAGCAGTCAGGCCCACAGCCACGACGCAAACAAAGATCGTGCAATACAACGCAACAGTGGCGGTCGGTCAAACGCTGGTCAAGAGCGGCACGAAATACGTTCTGGCCGATGCGAATGCCTCATCAGCACTGGCAGCAGCCGAGGGAATCGCAATGACTCCCGGCGTCGCGGACGGGTATGGAATCATTGCCTACGCTGGCTCAGTCATTCTGGTCGGGACGACGATGACTGTCGGAGAAACATATGTCGTGTCCGACACAGCAGGCGGCATCATGCCGAACTCTGACAAGGGATCGACTGACTACATCACCAGACTTGGAACGGCCGCAACAGCAACACAGCTCAATCTGTCCGTGCAAGCAACAGGAATACAGGTTCCGTAATGGCGACAACGTTTCTTGGGGAACAAGGCGCAGGAAAATCATCTATCCGGTCCACCGGCGGAGTTGCCGTGCTGGAAGAGGAATTCCATTTTCTCGTGTTGGCAGATTCGGTCAATGAGAGCCGATTGAACGTGCTCAACACGACCGGATTGCCGATCGTCAACGTGAGCGTGTCAGCCAGCGGCTTTTGCATTTGCCGAACACTGGATGCAACTCGCCGCGAGGACCAGAAACTGTACTGGGACGTGACAGCATCATTCAGTTCAGAAGTCTCAGAGGGCCAGTCGTCTTCAGCATCGTCTGGAACGAGCGTCAGTGCAAATCCGATCGAATGGGTTCCGGTTTACGAAACCAAATTCGAGCGACAGCAAAGAATTGCGACGCAGGATGTAGACGGGACAGTGATCGCAAACAGTGCTGGCCAGCCGTTTGAAAATGGCATCATGCTATCGAGCTTCGTTCCGATCTGGGAGTTCTATCAGTTTGAGTCAGACACAGACACGGATGAAGACGTGATCGGAAGAAATGAAGTGATCAACAATGGCACATTCAAAGGCAGACTAGCCGAAACGCTACTCTGCACGGTGCTGTCATCCGTTGTTGGCTTCTACTACGGCTCTCGAAAGCGATTGACGCGGTACGCATTGCGATACAACAGCAACACATGGAAGCACAAGCGGCTTGACGTGGGAACGGCATATCTTGACGGTGGAAAGCTGAAGCCATATTTGGACGACAATTCAAACGTGATCCTCGGCGGGTTGAATGGATCTGGGGGCAAGGTCACTGCCGGAACAAAGCCGTCTGTCCTTGAGTTTGACATGTATCCGCAGGTTTCCTTTTCGAGTTTCCTGAGAGGATGACATGCCAGATGATCGCACCTACGGGTTCAACGTGGACGATGCGGCGGCATTGTTGCAAAGCATCGGCACAGGCGAATCAACTTACCAAGAAACAAGGCCACGCGGCGGATCGGCTCGGGTTCAGGTGGTTCTTACGTCTGATCTCATGGCAGCAGTGAACACCAAGCGAGACCCGAGTACGGCAACTGCCAGAATACTCCGCAGGAAGACTGATGGAGACCTGACTCTGTCAACCGACTCAATCACCATCGTGAATCGGTTCACTCAAATCTCGGTTGATTCTGGCACGTATGGCAAAGCGGAATTGATCGATGGCGAATGGCAGCTCTATGCCGCTGATTGTCCAGGCGGATCAGCATCGTCAGGGAGCGTGTAATGTTGCTGGGATGCTGCCATTGTGGTGAAACGCCGCCGAGTAGTTCGGTTCCGCCGAGTGCCAGCCAGAGCCAGTCCTCTGCCGCCCCGATACAGACCGTAACAGTTCCCTCGTGCCCTGCTCCAAGGTGCTTAAATGACATTGCACCGATTCGTTACAGCTTTACTGTTACTGATCCCGGTGGAGCCTCTGCCGTTTGTCAACCTGCATATATGGGAACATTTACGGTTTATCATTCCGGCGGCAACTCATGCTTTTCGTATTTCGCAGCAGAGCGACCGCGAAAACTGTCGGGGGCGACGTGTGTAGACCACACGACGGGGGAGCGTTTCACACTCGGCATCGGTGGTGCGGTATTTGGAGGCAATACGCAGTTTTCGCTACAGGCTGTTTACAATAACGCCGGCTTTAATATCGCCATTGCGAGCTATTCGCTCAATGCTGGCGCACAAGACATAAACTGTGTCGGCTCGTTTACTTTGACGAAAGGCTCAGTTGATTCCCTAGGCTTCAAATTTCCCACGACAATTACGATTACGCCGATATGAAATGCGTTCACGAATACGACATCGGAGAGGTTGACAGACTGGGCTGCAGGAATACCGACGCGGCATTAAGTGGCGTCGTTCCAGCTTCATTCTGCATAAATTGCCCGTGGCGAGATCCGGTAAGCGTCACGCCAGCGATTGGCTTCTTCGCACAAACCGAGCAACTTTTAGTACAGAAAGCTCGTCGCGGAGAAATTACAGTAGCGGCGGCACCATGCGGCGGATGCGGTGACACTAAGCATCGGGCATTAGACGAGCCGGTGATGCAATTCGTATGGCCGTATTGGGACGGCGGGGCACAGGCCGATGAGCTTCGATGGTCTATTCGATCAGTCGAGACATTTTTTCGAGGCAAAGCAAAGATCACAATCATCGGTGACAAGCCAGATTGGTATCACGGGCACGTCATCATCAAAAAGCGAGTCCCGCACAATCGCCCCAATCGAGCGTTTCGCGACATGCTTGGCAAGGTGTTTTACATCGCAACACACACAGAGATTGATTCTGAGTGCATCTGGATGATGGACGATATTTACTTCCTCAAGCCGTTCACGCTGGAGGACATCAAAACGCCTCGTGCCGAACCGTGGCGACCTGACGAGAGCAACAGTTGGCAGAAGCGGAAGACGGCGTCAATGGCAGCCTTGGCGGCTCGTGGATTGACTCAACACGACTACGCGACGCATTTGCCGCACTGGCTGGAGAAAGACAAGCTGCGGGCTATGTTTGACGACTTCAATTTGCACGAGAATACCATGCTCTGGGAAGTGCTTTACGGAAATGTCTACCGCGGAACGCCGCAACGCACGCGGCCATTCTTCGCACGCTTTCAGCATCAGGCAGACAAGGAAACATTTAAGCGACTGACCGCAAACACGACTGTCATCAATAACACAGAGCCAGCGTGGTGCGACGGGCTGCATGACTTTCTCGCTGAAATGCTGCCGACTCCTTCGAGCGTTGAAGGCGAGCAAAAAGATTCAAAGCCTGCTTATGTGATCACGAAGAAGGGGCGAAGAAGCGTCAAGCGTAGACCACTGGAAACGCATCGAGAGTACATCGAGAGGCCGCAATGATTCCTCACATCATGATCATCCAAGCAGCCTACACTGACCGCAGGCTATCAGAGCGACGGCTGGAAATATCACGACACACGGCTATCCCATCACTGGCATACCAGACCGTCAAGCCGGTCATTCACATCGCGGTCAATCCTGACGATCCCTTTCTGGCTGAACGACTCGAAGCATTCAGATCCACCGGCTGCGAAGTCAAACCACTCTACCGACCAAACTGGAAACTCTACCGCGAGAACTGGGAGCTTCCAGAGGGGCGAAAGATTGTCAGCCGCATGGACGACGACGACGTAATCTGCAAGGAGTATTGCCAACGGACACGGGAAGCGGCCCCAGAGTCAGGCGAGTGGAATCTTATTTGGCCTAATGGCTACGTGTTTTGGCGAGAAACCTGCTACTTGTTGCATCATCCCGGTATACAGTTCGTTACGCTGGTCACAGATCACGACAAAGACCCGCACCAAGAACAACATTGGGGATATTGCAAACGATGGCAAACAAAAGTCGTTTCCAATGCTGTCGGCTGGATCTGGGTCCGTCATGGCGACGCCGCCTCATCAACGCTGCCGCGATATCGCAAAGTCAAACAGGGTGGCATCGACGCAAAACGAATTCCGATCAACCTGAGAGCGATCCTGCGAGCAATTGCAGACTCTGGCACAGCGAGCGGGAACTACACCGAACACCGCAATCCGGCACTGTTGGCCCATGTGCTACAGCAAAACAAACGGCACGAACCGACAGCACCAGCGGGTCCGCGATTTCTCGTCGTCGTTCCAACGCATCGGCTGGCAGTTGCCCAGGTAACAATTGACGAACTGCAAATGTCGTTTACGTACCCGACGGAGTTTCATATTTTGGACGGCACGCCCTCGAAGTGCCACGCACTCAACAAAGCTCTGGAAGAACTGGTTGATCCGACGAGGCATGATATCTACGTGACCATCGACGACGATATTCTGCCGGGGGAGAACTGGCAGCACTTCATCGCCTGTGCGTTCGACCGCCTCCCGAAACTCGGAGCGTGCGGAGTGGATTACAGCGGAACCGAGGAAGGTCGGACGCTAATGAGCAACGCCATGAACTCACCAGTGCAGCAGATTCGAGACATACAGTTTCGAGACGCGACAGGTTTCATGAATCTGGCGGGCGGGTGCTTTGCGATCAGATCCGCACTGGCCAAGGAGATCGGCCCGTATCCGTTTGCAGACGATGGCAGGCAATACCATGCGGACGAGGACGGCTGGAGATCGCATCAAGTCACGCGACGCGGATGGAAAGTTGGGTATGTCACAAATCCCAATGAGCCAGTCAGAATGATCGCGCACGCGAATACAGAGCAGTATATCCAGACAAAAGCAAAGGACGTGGAGGCGTGGCAGGCACGGCCAGTCTGGTCATGAAGTCATAGTTACGGCAGCGGAGTCATGACCCGCACAAACGCAGTCTGGGAAGAGCCATCCTCGATCGGGGATGGTTCACTGCGTTTCAGCCAGCCGCCAGCCGTTCCGCCAAGCTGCCGAGCATCGGCACCCACCGCACTGAATAGCATCCAGTCACCGGGCAAACCACAACGACGCGAATCATGATTGGTTGTTTCGTCATGGAAGTGTTTATCGAAAAATCTCAAAAACATCTGTTGACAATGTTTCTCGTTGTCGTAAACATGTCGCCACGTTGATGCAACCGACGTGAAAAATCGAAATGAACGGGGTAACCCGATTTATCAAAAGGCTCGGCAGACTGGTTGCATCAGTTTGACGGGCCTTTTTTCGTGCGACAGGGTGTTGATCTGCGATTTGCGGAGCAGCACGGAGGTGTGCATTTATGTCAGCAGAGATTTTGCGAGTTCCCGTTTTGCACGGAAATGACGCACTCGTCGTTGAGGTTCTTGCACCTCTGACCCGCACCGAGTTGTCTAGAATGGGGCAGCTTGAAGAGTCGATTCGCCACTCAATGCAATCATTTGCTGACGTTGGCCTCGCGTTTATGGAGATTCGCGATAACCGATTATATCGCGATTCCCACGGCACGTTTGAGGCATATTGCGTAGCAAAGTGGGGCATAAAGCGAAACCAAGCAAACAAGACAATAGCAGCAGCTATGGTCGTTACCAATTTGGGTACAATTGTACCCACTATTCCCACGGGGGAGGGGCAGTGCCGTCCGCTTGTGTCACTTGCCCCAGAGCAGCAGCAGGTCGCATGGGTGGCCGCCGTCGAAAAGGCTGGTGACGCTCCCGTCACTGCAAAGATAGTTTCCGCAGCGGTTGCTGAGCTATTCCCAAGGCACGAGCCAAAGCCTGCTGACTCGGATGAAGACGACAGCGAGCAATCACCATCCCTGACATGGCCAGAGGCTCTTAAAGCCGCATCCCGCAAGAAGCAAATCACTTCCGCAGAAGTTGCAGAGATGCTTGGCGTTGCTTTGCCGGATGTTCGCAAATCATTGTCGGTGATGGACAAGGCGTTCGGCTATCAGGTTCATCGTCTTAATAACGAGGGGCTGTTCAGTGTCACGAAGGCTGCGACCGATCAGGACGCGATTGTCGAGACGTTCGGAAAGCTGTCTGCCAACGAAAAAATGGCGTTGCTTAGAAAGCTCAGTGGCGATCCTGATGTGATGCGAATCCGCGGCGAGAAGCAAACTCAGGAAATGCGGAAAGGCGACAAGGCGACTACGATTTGCACGCGGCAGGAATGCACATGATGCCCCACGGAGGATTTCTCGCGAAGCATCTCGACGCGGAATGTCATCCACTTCGTAAGTGGCGACGAACTCACTCCATCGTCATGAGTGTCAACAGTGAATGGCACGACGATTTCGGCGGGCAACTGTGGATTGA